CCCTCTTGGGCATCGACATGGAGGCGGTGCCGGCAAAAAAGTTGGAGGAGATAGAGGGGATGCTGTTTGAACTGCCTGACCGTATTATGGCGGCGATAGACGCCCCCGAGAGCTGGATTAAAAATGTCGAGCTGGTGGACCTATGGGCCCAGGAGCAGAAATACCAGCTCCACGATGTCAACTGGTTCAAGATGCCGGACGGGTCCCTGGTTTGCAGACTGAGGGGCCGGGAGTATATTTCGATACCATGCCCGGACACTTTGGGAATGGTGATGTTCGAGAATGGCAAACGGATGAAGATGCAAGAGGCCCTGGACTCGGCTTATAGGCACCTCGTTCATGATTATCAGGATTGTAAGTATTTATGGGATCTCGGCGCCGTGCGCCGTTGGGGCCAGGGGCCAGCTACACAAAAACAACTGGAGATTATTCATAGGCGGTGTAAGGGCTTTGATGCGACTGGCCTAACCAAAGGAGCTGCATCGCAGATTTTAAACAGATTGTTCAGCGAACCGACAAAAGGGAAGGGGCGGAGACGCGCATGAAAATCAGATGCTCAAACGCAGCCGACCGGGACACGCTGGTGGTTATTCTGGCCAGAAACGGCTATACAGTCCGGCAAGTGAAGGAGAAGGCACCAGGGAAGGGCGTGTCCTCCTACTATGTGGAGGTTGTAGAGGATGGTGCATGAATCGAAGCATCAGCAGGCCGTGATTAAGTGGAGCCAGCAGTCTTCCATACGTTCCAAGTGGCCGGAGCTGGCCCTGCTGCATCACATCAAGAACGAGACCCGGGAAGGGGCAAAACAAATCGCCATCGACAAGGCTATAGGTGTCAAGAAGGGCGTGCCGGATTTGTCCTTGCCAGTACCGCGCGGCCGATATCATGGATTATACATTGAGATGAAAAATGACGCCGGCCGGGCCTCCCAAGAACAGAAATGGTGGGGGGAGCGCCTGACGGAGCAGGGATACCGATGGGAGGTATGTCACGGATGGAGGAGCGCAGTACAGACCCTGGAGTGGTATCTGACCTTGAAAGATTAGCCATGCGGGGAGAAGAGATGCCGGACGGCCTGTCGCTGGCTGATCAGGAATTTTTTCAGGGATTGGCCTACATATACGCCCGGTATCGTATGAAGGTCATAGACAGGGCAACCGGGAGCAGGGAGAAGGGAAAACTGAGACATGCCTATGAGCAGAGGAAAAACTTAGAAGAGTTTCAGAAGAAATTAGCTGATAAGCGAAGTAAAACATTGCGAGAAACGGAGTCGGCTATAACCAGATACCGGAAAGAGCGGACGCTGGAGGCTGCCGACATGCTTGCCGACATAATTGACGGGGCGACGCTATGACCGTCAGTGGGCCACCAGAAAGAGAGGGAGATATGAGTAAACCAAGATACAGATGGTGGGGGTATATAAAATCCATCATACGAAACTATCCGGCGCTGGAGGGGCGATATTGCCAGGGAACTTCATTGAAGGAGCGAATGGCGGTCCAGCGTTCCATTGAACAGACGGAACGAATGGAAAACGGAAAGGAACGGCTGCAAGTGGTGGATCTGGTGTTTTTCAAGCAGACCCACACCCTGGAGGGGGCCGCGATGATGGTACCATGCCACTATGAGACAGCCAGACATTGGCACAGCGATTTTATAAAACTGGTAGCCCAAAATTTTGGCCTGCTGGAGTAACACGCACTTAAAAAGCCAAACACTTGATGTAGGATGGAGACGTGGAGGTGTATACCTCTGCGCCTCCTTTTCTACCGCCCGGCACCGAGGCGGGTAATATCGGGCCCCTACGCTGCCGCTTACTGCACGAGGTAGGCGGTAGCACCAAGAATTGACCGAGAGGTGGTGACATGCCGAATGAACAGAATCTTGTGCCATATCAGTTTGATAGTAGCCAAAGCCGCGAGGAAGCCGCGAAAAACGGTGCTCTCGGCGGCCGTGCATCCGGCGCGTCACGGCGGCGAAAACGCAGTCTGAGAGAAGCGGCCGACCTGTACCTCTCTCTCCCGGTGGCGGGCAAGCGGGCGTGGAACAAGCTGGCTCGTGATGGCGTTGACCCGGAGGACGTGGATAACCAGATGGCGATCATTGCGGGCCTGACCCTAAAGGCAGTCAAAGGCGACGCGAAGGCGGCGAAGGTGCTGTTTGACTTGTTGGGAGAGAGTGAAGACAGCGAAGCACAGGGAGGCGTGACCATTGTCGATGACGTATAAGCTGTCAGAGGTGATGCCTCCGGCTTTTTTTGAGCTGCACCGGCGCATACGGGCCGGCGAGGTCACCGAGGCGCTGTGTGAAGGCGGCCGAGGTGGGGCAAAAAGCTCGTTTATCTCCGAAGAAATTGAACTCCAGATGATGCGCCCCCCGGACACCCACGCAGTGGTGCTCCGCCGGAAGGAGAACACCCTGCGGCGTACGGTCTATAACCAGTACATTTGGGCGGCGGGGGCGCTGGGGGTAGGCAGTAAGTGGAAGGCCACGGTCTCCCCCATGGAGCTGACATACCTGCCCACGGGGCAAAAGATCATGTTTTTCGGCCTGGACGATCCGGGCAATCTGAAATCCATTAAGCTGCCCTTCGGCTATGTGGCCTATGTCCATTTTGAAGAATTGGACCAGTTTCGCGGGCCGGAAGAGGTGCGCAACGTAGAGCAGTCCCTGCTCCGCGGCGGCCCCATTGCCATCACGTTCAAGAGCTTTAACCCGCCGGCCAGCGCGGCCAACTGGGCCAACCAGTACGCCAGAGAAAGCAAGCCAGGCCAGGTGAAGCACCACAGTACCTACCTGGAGACGCCGCCGGAGTGGTTAGGTCCCCGCTTTATCGCGGATGCCGAGCACCTGAAGGAGCTACACCCCCTGGCCTACCGGAACGAATATTTGGGAGAAGTCACCGGCGGCGGGGCAAACGTGTTTGAGAATATTCAACTGCGCGCCATCACCGACGAGGAGCTGGGCCGCTTCGACCGCATCTACCGGGGGATTGACTGGGGCTATTACCCTGACCCCTGGGCCTATAACGGCATGCACTACGACGCGGCCCGTCTGACCCTCTACATCTTCGACGAGGCAGAGGCATACCGGAAGGGCAACGAGGAGACGGCCCAAATCCTTCGGGATGAGAAGGGCGTCCAGCCTCTTGACCTGCTCACCGCGGACAGCGCCGAGCCCAAGAGCGTGGCGGACTAACGTGGATTTTCTATACTGGATGGGAAAGGCGGTGAAAGGGATGTTTCAGAGCGTGCCGACGGCACCCGGAGAGCTCCAGATTTCGGAGAAGATGGCCAACGCGATCACCGGCTGGCTACTGGCCTTTTACCAGCGGCCGGCGTGGCTGGAGGCCGGATACCGGGTGACCAATGCCCCGATCAACGTCACAGATTACATGTCCACCCTGGCCTGCAATGAGATTGCCATGAGCGCGGGGGCCTCGGCCCGTGGAACGTGGATCAATGACCAGTTGACCCGATTCCTGTTACCTCAGCTCAAAAACGCGGTGCAGTTGGCTGGGGCAGGAGGCCGTGTGGTGGTAAAGCCCTATCCCTCCGGCCGGAATATCTACTGTGAAATCATCCCAGCCGACCGCATCTATCCTACCCGCATCAATGGGGCCGGCGTGACGGAAGCGGGCTTCTTTACCGACTTTGCCGCCCTGCGGGGGCGGAAGGTGGTACGGGTGGAGGCGTGGGATCTCCAGCCGGACGGGCTGTATCTTCAGAACCGGGCTTACTGGTACAACACCGGGGACACCCTGGGCGGAGAGCTGGCCCTGACGGATGTGCCAGAGTGGGCGGGCCTGGAGCCGGAGGTGGTCATCCGCGGCGTGGACCGCCCCCTGTTCGGCGAACTGCGCATGCCGATGGCCAACACAGTGGACGAGACCAGCAAATTGCCGGTAAGCCTGTACGCCAGGGCTGTGGACACTATGGCGGAGCTGGACCGCATCTACAGCGAGTTTCTGTGGGAGATCCACACGGGCAAGCGCAAGCGCATCGTGGACCGGACGGCGATCAAGCCGGACAAGAGCGGCGGCGGGGTGCCCTTCAGGGACCAGACCACGGATCTTTACCTGTCCATGGATCTGACGGGCGATATGGGGCAGGGAGATCCCTTCCGGGACTACACCCCCGCCCTGCGGGTGGAGGAGTACCAGAAGGCCATCGACATACAGTGCCGGCTTCTTGAACGACAGACGGGTTTCTCCCCCGGCACCTTCTCTTTCGACCTCAAAAGCGGGCGTATGACAGCCACGCAGGTGGTGAGCGACGACAAGGAGACCTACAATACCACCAAGGCCATCCAGGAGAACGGGCTGCGTCAGGGGCTGCTCGATCTGATGTACGCCTATGATATATACGCCACCCTCTACGGCCTTGCGCCGGCGGGGGCATTTGACCCCTCAGTCTCCTTCGGAGATTCCATCTTTGAGGACACGGGGGTGGAGTTCGCCCGGCGTAAGGGTCTGGTGGACAGCGGATACCTCCGGCCGGAACTGCTGGTGGGCTGGTATTTCGGCGTCAGCGAACAGGAGGCCCGGGAGAAGTACATGCCGGAACCCCGCCCCATGCTGAGATTCCCGGAGGAGTGAACACATGCTGACACCCCGATACCTGGAGGGCGCGCCGGACGCTATGGTAGACCTCTACAGTGAGGTGGAGGCGGATATCCTGACCGACATGGCCCGGCGGATTGCCAGATATGATTTTTTCATTCCGGCGGCGGAGCACCAACTGCGTGTCCTGGAAGAAATGGGTGCCGAACAGGCGTACATCCTGCGCCGGCTGGCCGAACTCACCGGGCGAAGTGAGGAGGAGCTGCGCCAGCTCTTTGAGGCGTCCGGCGGGAAAGCCCTGGTCAGCGACCAGGCGGACTACCGGCGGGCGGGCCTGCAGCCTCCGGCCCTCAACACGTCCCAGGAGCTCCAGCAGGTGCTCAGCGCAGGGCTTCGGCAGACCCAGGGCCTCTTTACCAACCTGACCCGCACCACGGCGCTGGACAGCGGGGAGCGGTTTCGGGCGGTGCTGGACCGGGCGTGGCTCCAGGTGAGCACCGGCGGATTCGACGCCAATACCGCCATACGGAACGCCATTAAGGAACGGCCCCGCCAAGGGCTGACGACCGTGGATTACGCTTCTGGCCGCACGCTGTCCGTGGAGGCAGCAGTGCGGATGAATGTGGTAACTGGCATCAACCAGACGGCCCTCCGGCTTCAGGATACCTTGGCTGACGAAATGGACAGCGACCTGGTGGAGACCACGGCCCACAGCGGGGCCCGCCCCTCTCATGCCAGGTGGCAGGGGCAAGTGTTCAGCCGCTCCGGTAAATCCAAAAAGTTCCCAGATTTCCGCCGGGCTACGGGCTACGGCACCGGGCCAGGGCTGGGGGGCTGGAATTGCCGGCACTCCTTTCATCCCTACTTTGAGGGTAAGCCCGCCCCGGAGATCGTCAAGCCCGGCAGCCCGATCCGCCGGACACCGGCAGGAGGCGGGGATCTGGATGCCTTCTATGCAAACAACCCGTTCTACAAGAAAAAAGCGTAAAGGAGTATGAGAGATGTCTGTCACTTATAACGGCCTCCATGTTGACGAGCGGTATTCCGCCATCCTGGAGCCCAACCTGTATTTTAACCCGATTCTGGTGCCCGGTGTGACCTGCACCGACAAGTACGAGACTGGCCCCGCCGGCCAAATCTTCGTCCACCAGCTCAACACTAGCGCCGTGGAGGCGGGCACCCCCGGCCGGGACTTCACTGACGAGGTGGCCGCTGATACGCTGATCCCCATTCAGATCAACAACAACTTCCAGAAGTCCAAGAAGATCTATGGCGTCCAGGCCGCGGCAGTGAGCTTCGCGGCGGGCAACGAGTATCTGGCCACCGCTATCCAGGAGTGCCGGGAGGGCTGGATGCAGTGCGGCATCGCCTGCCTGGCTCAGGAGGGTAAGGCGGCCACTGCAACGGCGGCCATCACGGAGGATACCGTCAAGTCTGACCTGATCGACACCCGTACCGAGATCGTGAAGGACAAAGGCCGGGCCAACGTGGTCATGTGCACCCCGGAGTATTATGGCCTGGTGCTCAAGGCGGCGGGCAAGGATTTCACTCCCAGCACTAACGACCGTATCGCGGCCACCGGCAACGTGGGCCAGTGGCTGGGCTTCACCTTCGTGGAGGCCAATGGTGCCACCGGCAGCATCAAGTATTACGACCACACCGGTGCGCAGAAGACTGTGGACATGAGCAAGGTGCAGTATGTCATGTACTACCATGAGACCCTGTCCGTGGTGAGCAACTTCGAGGTGGCCCGCATCATCGACTCCGAGCGGTTTGCGGGCTCTCTGGCCCAGGTGGAGATGAATACCGGCTACCGGGTGACTAACTCCAAGTTGGCCCGGGTGCGCAAGGTGGCCGGCGCAGGTTAAGGAACAGGGGGGCGGGCCATGCTGACCGCAGGATATGAATTTTATAGGGGGATCTATCACGGCGACAGGATCGCCGCGGCGGAGTGGCCCGCACTCAGCCGGGATGCCGCCGCCTGCCTGGAGGAGCTGACCCTGGGCAGGACGGCGGCCGACCTGGACTCGGAACTGCTGGAGCGGTGCCAGATGGCGCTATGCGCCGTAGCTGAGGAGTACAAGGCCGAGCGAGAAGAGGGCGCTGGCGTTGTAGCGTCGGAAAGCGTGGGCTCCTGGTCCCGGACCTATGCACAGACGGCCAGCCCGGCGCAGAAGCGGTCGGACCGCTCGGTATATTGCACCAGCGGGAAGGCGGTGCGGGCGGCGGGGACGATATACTCCTCAATATTGCCCGTGGTCAGCACCGCGTCGATGTCAATGTCCGCCAGTTGGGCGGCCACCTGCTCCACCAGGTGGGGATTGGTGAGCCCCTCTATATAGAGGATGTCCACCGACGTGACCGACTGGCGGGCCCCCC